GCAGTTCTATCTCAAAGAATTATGCCATCTATGCGTTGTCTTATGACTGCTGGTGAAGCATTGAAACGCGAGAACATCGCTGGGTATAACTGTTCTTATGTTGCGATAGATCGTCCACAAGCATTTGACGAAGTTCTGTATGTGTTGATGAATGGTACTGGCGTTGGTTTCAGTGTGGAACGTCAATACGTGGTAAAACTTCCAGACGTTGCAGAAGAATTTTTTGATTCTGACACTACTATCACAGTTTCAGATTCTAAGTTAGGTTGGGCAAAGGCTCTTAAAGAATTGGTTGGTATGTTGTATATCGGTCAGATACCTCGTTGGAATTTGACTAAGATTCGTCCTGCTGGGGCTCCTCTTAAAACTTTCGGTGGTCGTGCATCTGGCCCAGAACCTCTAGAGAATCTATTCAATTTTGCAGTAAATGTTTTCCGAAATGCAAAAGGTCGTAAGTTATCCTCTATCGAATGTCATGATATTGTTTGTAAGATTGCAGAGGTAGTAGTTGTAGGGGGTGTACGAAGAAGTGCGCTCATAAGTCTCTCAAACCTCTCTGATGACCGTATGAGAGCGGCAAAGTCGGGTCAGTGGTGGAATACAGAACCACAACGTGCATTGGCAAACAACTCTGCTTGTTATACAGAAAAACCAGATATAGGTGTATTCATGGATGAGTGGAAGTCTCTTTATGATTCCAAGTCTGGAGAACGTGGTATATTCAATCGTGAGAGTGCAGTTAAGATGGCTGCAAAGAATGGTCGTAGGAATACAGAAGATTTTCAATTTGGTACAAATCCTTGTTCTGAGATTATTCTACGTAATCGTGAGTTCTGTAATCTATCAGAAGTAGTAGTACGTGCATCTGACACACGGGAGTCTCTTTTGGAGAAGGTGCGTCTTGCAACGATTCTGGGTACATTTCAAGCTACACTTGTAAACTTCAAGTACGTATCATCCTCATGGAGAAAGAATTGTGAAGAAGAGAGACTTTTAGGAGTTTCTCTTACTGGTATTATGGATAATAAACTTCTCAATGGAAAGGGGTTAGATCATGCATTACCTTGTATACTTCAAGATTTAAGAGAGGAAGCAATCAGAACAAATGCTGAGTTTGCAAAGAAAATAGGAATTAATCAAAGTGTTGCTGTTACCTGTGTAAAACCATCTGGTACAGTATCTCAGCTCGTTGATGCTGCGTCTGGTATTCATGCTCGTCATAATCCTTTCTATGTTCGTACAGTACGTGGTGACAAAAGAGATCCCCTTACTCGTATGATGAAAGACACTGGTTTTCCAGTTGAAGATGATGTTACAAATCCAAGTCACACTTCTGTATTCTCTTTTCCTGTAAAGGTTGATCAGGGTGCAGTATTCCGTGCAGATATATCTGCAATTGAACAATTAGAACTTTGGTTGATATATCAGAAACACTGGTGCGAGCATAAACCATCTGTTACTATTTCTGTAAAAGAGGAAGAGTGGCTTGAAGTTGGAGCTTGGGTATATAAACATTTTGACTTTATGTCTGGTGTCAGTTTCCTTCCATTTTCGGAACATACATATAAACAAGCACCGTACCAAGACATTGATGAGAAGGATTACACTATACTTTTAAATAAAATGCCTAAAGAAGTTGATTGGACAAAACTATCAGATTATGAAAAAACTGATATGACAATCGGTGCTCAAGAATTAGCTTGTGCCGCAGGATTTTGTGAAATACAATGAAATTAATTGTATGTGAGTCGTGCGAATCAGAATATAAAGTTGTGCATAATTTAAATGAACAATATTATACTGTAAAGTTTTGTACTTTTTGTGGGGAAGAATTTTCAGAAGATGAAGAACTGCAAGATGAAGTAGAGCTAGTAGGATATGATGAAGAGGACGATTAATTGAGTGAAAATTTATTTGGATTTCCTGTACATAAGATTAGGATAGACCCTGATTCTTATGATAAAGATAAAATAGTTAGTGATATAAAAGAAAATTATGAGATAGATAATAATAGAAATGAATGGGGCTCTAGTAATCTTCACCATGCTTATGGTAATTGGGAAAATGAAAAGTTTATAGATATAAACTATAATAAATTAAAACAAATATACCAAAAAACTTTTGAAGATTTTTTTCGCACTAATGGTTTTGTTAGTGGGGAACCTTTTAATTTCCACTGGAACATTGTAAACTATACAGCAATTAAAACAGGGCAATACATGAAAGCTCATACTCACCCAGAGTATGATTTTTCTTGTACTCATTATATTAACTTTAATCCAGAAAAACATAGCTCAATACGGTTTGTGAATAGTAGTCCTACAGGCTTATTTGGAAGAGAAATTATGAACGAACAATATCTAATAGCAGATAGGTCGTTTACGTCAAACTCATATTTGTATGGAGAGTTTGATTATCCAGCTAATGAAGATGACATGTTAATATTTCCAGCAACATTACAACACGAAGTTCCTAAACAAGAAGAAACAGATGAATTGAGAATATGTATTGTAACTAATATAAAGTTATTAAAAATAAAATGACTTGGCACTATAGGGGTGAACCATTTACAAGTGAGATGATTAAAGACTATCTTGGTTTTGTTTATATAGTAACTGACAAAAGAAATGGTAAAGACTATATTGGCAAAAAAGGTTTAATGACAAAAAGAAAATTACCTCCACTGAAGGGTGCGAAAAGAAAACGCATCAAGATAGTGGAGACTGATTGGAAAACTTATTGTGGCTCAAGTGAAGAAGTAAAGTTATTAGTAGAAGAACACGGATTAGAATTGTTTGATAGAGAAATAGTTAGACTGTGTAAGTCAAAGGGTGAACTAAATTACTATGAAGCAAAACTTCAGTTTGATACAGATTGTCTATTAAAACCAGATGAATACTATAATGCATTTATCGGTTGTAAAATAAGTCGATCCCACCTATCTAAAATATTAAAAAGTGATTCATAGTATTTTATTAAGAACCTCTTAAAATAGTATTTTTATGTATAAATATACATAGAAAGAAGGAATGATATGAAGATCAAAGCAATAGTTTTAGCTTTGGTGATGTTATTGCCATCTATAGTATTTGCGGCAGATACGAATACCAACTCTACCGTTGTGACCGACAAAGCACCACCAACAGCATCAGCACCATCATTAGTCATTAACAATAGTGACGTTTGTAAGAGTGCAGCCAGTGCAGCAGTCCAAACTCAAATACTTGGATTTTCTTCAGGTATAACTGTGACTGATGAGAACTGTGAGAGGCTTAAACTCTCACGTGGCCTATATGGTATGGGTATGAAGGTTGCCGCCGTAAGTATGTTGTGTCAGGACGCAAGAGTCTTTGACGCTATGTGGATGGCAGGAACACCATGTCCCTATAAAGGATCAATTGGCGATACTGCAAAAAATAATTGGGAGAAGTTTCCTGACGAAGCACCGTCAGATAGTATAGTGTTTAAAAAAAAAGAGAAGAATCAGGAGTAGAGGATGAAGAAGTTGTCGATGACATTTACGGTTCTCCAGATGATTACTCAGATGAAGAACGGATTACAGAAGCTCCAAGTTCAGGCGTTTATATCGCCGGCACTGTTGTTGTCGGGGTTATTGGTATGTTCTTTGGTATTCCTCCATTCCTCTTATTCTAATGCTGGTGGTGTAAACTCAAATACTATCACGGGAGGTTCTTCTGCTTCTTCTGCTACTGGAAGCGCTACTTCATCAACAGTTACGAATGATGATGGATCAACGACTACTACACAGACTACACCTACGGTTACAACTACAACGACTACCACAGTTACACAAACTGAGGTTCCTAACATTGTAAAAAACCCCACCTTTACAAATCACTTAGGTGGTGGTTCTTCGGCAAATTGGTCTATTTCAACTTGTCCAGGCGGTTGTGCATTTAGTCCTGCCGTTGGGTTTATGGTGGGTAACGGTGGTACAATAACACAATCTTTTAGTCAGTCTGATCTTTTTGGTAATGATATTGATTCTACAGAACAGGGTCAAGGACTTACATTTTCCTTTGGAGGAGAAGTAGATAATAATCAAGCAGCTAATAATATTCCAGATACATGGTCGATTCGTTTAGAAATGTTTGATTCGTCAAATTCAACACTGGGACACACTGAAATAGGCAGTACATCAATATTTGGCCCAACTATTCAAACTGGTAATTTAGAGATAAATTCTGGGTATGTCCCAGCCAGCGGGGTGTTGACGCTGTTTGGGGATAGTGCTCTTAATGGAGGAACATGTTGTGCTGCTTATATTAACGATATCTTTACTACTTTCGTGTATAATAGTATAGAATCGGAAATAACAAATGCGACTACTTATTCTGAGTTAGTTAGTACTGTTAGTTGCGAGACATTAAATTCTTGTGTTGCTGCTCTAGAGGATACAGTTGCATTGGTAACTACTATAATTCCTACTGAAGTAAGTGTTAATTCTGAAGTTGCGATTGTAGCACCAATGACTATTGCGCCCATTGCAGAACTACCTACTCCCACAATACCTGTGGCCACGGTAGAAACAGTACAAGAGATAGCAGAAGTTACGTCAATTGAAACGGAGATAGATAATGAAATTGAAACCAATACAGAGGAAAGTGGAAGCGATATCGCAAGTAACGAGAATGAAACCACCGAAGCTGGATCAACGGATACTAGGGTACGAACAGACTCCAGCGATGAAGCAGACGGAGAGGAAGAAGAGAATACTAAACCTGTGGGTGTGAAGAAGGTTAAGAAGGCTTCAACAAAAAGACAGGCAAAACAAAAGGCGGCAAATAAGATCGTCAAAAGTATGGGAAAAAAACGTTACGATGATACTAATCAAGTAAAAACTCTTATCGTTATGCAAGTGTTGGGTGGACAAAAAGAATTCTTTAATGTTCAAAAGATAATACCTGATACGCCTGACTTCTTTACTAATACAACAATACCTGATAATAGTATATCAGATAATAACTATACATCATATTTTTTATTTGGAGGAAGTGACAGTGATCATAATGCATTGGTAGAAAGTCAATACAGGAGATAACAAATGCCAGATGTACTTACAGGATTCTTACTGGTTCACTCTGCATATAAAGCAATTAAGACTCAAATTGATATGTGCAAGGACGTAGGATCAATAGCAGGCCATATCGATAATATGATAGATGGTAAGAAGGACGTAGATGCAGCAGTAAAACCTACAAGTATAGTTTCAAGTAAGTGGTCTGCTATGTTTGCATCAAAGGGTCTTGAAAATGATGATGCAAATTCTCTAGGTTCTATAGCACAGCAAAAAATAAATCAGAAGCTTGCAGAGGAAGAATTACGTAAGGTTCGTTTTATGGTGAACCGCCGCTTCGGTTTGGGAACGTGGGAAGATATCATTATGGAACGTGATGAACGTATTAAGAAATCAAGAACAGCAGCTCAAAAACAAAGGTTGAAGAATAAAGAAAAGATAGAAAAATGGTTTGAAATAACAAAGAACACGGGAATACTCATAGCGGTTCTTATTGGTATGGGTATTGTATGGATGTTATATACTAAGCAGTGGGGATTTTAAATGGCCGAAGTAGAATTTGCAGGAGTTAAATTTAAGGGCGGCAAGATGGTTGCTGTTATTATGGCTTTAAGTACACTTGGTGGTGGACTATATGCAGGCTTTGAGTTCTATAAGGACTATATGAATATGCGTGAAAAGATTGAACAGTATACAGCACCAGACCTAAGTGGTATTCAAAAAGAACTTGCTATCCTAGATAAGAAGATGGACTCTGTAGTACTAAGTGTGACAGAAGGTGTAGACTACACTAGAGATATCAAGAATGATCTAAAGAAAGATATTGGTCGTATTGAGAAACAGGTGGACAGTGTAGAACAACGTGGTAAGGATGCCTTTGCTCTGGTACGAGAGAGTATAGAGACAAATGATACTAAAGTACGTAAGATGGTGTCTGATGCAACAGATCGTTTTGATAAACGTAGAGAACAAACTCGAAGCAATATGGATTCTTTAGAACAGAGAAATAAGAAAGAGATGAAAAATTTGAAAGATGGTATATATAATAAGATAAAGAAGGCATTGGAAAATCCACTTGCTAATATGAGGAAGTAAACATGCATCCAATATTTCAATGGTTGTTAGGTATATTAATAGTAGGAAGTGTTCTTACATTATTTGTTATGACATATGTACCGCCTGGAGGCTAAATAATATTATACGTTCATCCCTTGTGGGACGGAAGTAGCTATGCTGCGAAGGAACGCACTTAACCTTTGACGAGGAGAAGTGTGATATGGACAAATATTTATTTAAAGCATACATTCGTTTAATAAAAGAACGTAGACGTAAAGAAATAATTAAAATTTTATTTAGAAGAAAAACAAGTATAGTCACGTAAATATCACATGGGTGTCCTATCATATAGACATGTCAAAAACACATACCTACCTTATACATAGTGGTACTACAATCCATTACATAAGGGAGAGACTACATGATAACCAAGGATTACTTTGGTTACGATAATAATTCATTTGATATCGTAACAGACAAACTAAAGAGTATATGGAATAGTGCCAGTAATTTATGCGTATCTTTTGGATATGCAAGAGCAGCAAGTGAACTTTCACGAGCAGGCCTTCATAATGAGGCAAGATCGCTTATAATGGAACTTAAAAATAAATAAAAAAAAGACTTGACAAACTCTCTTTGATACTCTATTATAGTAATATAAGATGAATTGAAGAGATAAATATTATTATGGAAATGAACGAATACACACATACTATACTAGCCGTAGGATTAATGTACGGATCATATTTTCTAGGGGGTTATTTTAACTCCAGAAAATATGTTGAAAGAGCAATTTCAATTACTTTAGATGCTCTAGAAAAAGATGGACTAATACTTACCAAAGATGATAAAAATGGTGAGAAAGATATTATTCCTATTTCTGAAATTATAGCTAAAGCAACAAGAGATGCAATCACCAAATAAATTAGTTACATTAGTTTTTACACTACTGACTACTACTGCCCTCGCAACTGAAACACCTTGCGACTATAAAACCAAGACTAAGGTTGTATATGAGGGCAGTATAGAGTCTGTTCGTGTAATCAAGAAGAATGTACAGAAATATGTAGAAGATACTCGTAAATGTACGATGAAGATAGAATCTCGTATAAAAGGTAAGTGGTATTCATCTACAGGAAGTTATATCTTTGGCCCTGACATGAGTGAGGTCGATGCATGTTCACATGCAGAGAATCGTGCAAAGATACAAGTAATGCATACTTTTATACCCGAAACATTAAAAAGTGAAAAAAACTTAAAATGTGACTTGACAAGTCCTAAGAAATCGTGTAAAGTAGTATACATAAATGCCGTAGTAGGTGAATTTGGACAACAACAAGTAAGGATTTTAAGTTGTGATGAGAGAAAGTGATTATATGAAAATGGTAATAGTAAGTTGTTTTGCAGCTATTATGATTTTCGCATTGAGTGGATGTAAAACAGTTAACGGTTTGAAAGAAGATGTTTACGATGCACGTAAATCAGTTTCAGACTTTGTAAACCCATCTGAAACTCCAGTTAAGGAGGAAAAAACAGATGATTAAAATTATTATTGGAATAGCAATCGGATGTATGGTATATGCATACTACCCAGCAATTGGGACGATTGCAAAAGTGAAATTTCTTGAGTCAGGTGGCGCAAGAGATACGTTGGTTAATGTTATGAAGGAGATTAAATAATGAACACCAAACTACTCGCAACCGTATCGGTGGTTGCACTAACCCTTGGAGCTTGTGTTGCAAATCAACCCCCATCTGTGGTTAATACACCAGAAATGGAGTATAAAGCTGCAAAAGTTGAATATGCTGTTTCTATTATACCATCTTGGTATAGTGAAATGCCTGAGAAGAAAGGTTCTATCTTTACAGTTGGTTCTGCAACCGCACCAGACTTACAACTTGCAGTTGACATTGCTACGTTGAATGGTAAGGTTGTTCTTGCAGATCGTATCAATGGTAAGTTGAAGGCGATGACTAAATCATGGATGGCTAAGTTTGGTCAGTCTGATGTAGACACCCGTGTTATGAGTGAGATCGAAAAGGTTGCAAAGAATGTAATCGCTAATGTCGATGTCGCTGGTTATAGTCCTGTGAAGACAGACGTTAGTGCAGCTGGTACTCAGTATCGTGCATTTGTTCTTTTAGAGTATTCTGATAAAGAAGCTGCTAAGGTCATCTTCAATCGGTTACGTAAGGATAGAATGGTATATTCTCGACTACGTTCCACAGAAGCGTGGAAAGAACTTGATAGAGAAGTCAATTCTTCTGAGAATAAAGATGAAGGTAAGTCACTAGAGAATCTTGAGGAAGTAATCAAGAATAATCGTATTCCACCAAAAGGATACTAGAGGTGACGAATGAAACGTCTAGTACTTAGTAGTACTTTAGTTCTCTCTCTGAGTGGGTGTTTAGGTGGAGGTCTTATGCCCTCTGGTATAAACCCCACTCTAGGGTGTTCTGCAATAACTGGATGCACATCAAAAGATTATTACATTCCTGGCCGTGGTGTTTGGGCCCCTAAAAACAATGGAATTACCAAAGCAAAGATCGGTGCGATTGCAGGAGCTGGACTTGGTGCAATGGCAGGAGCAGGAAAAAGTCCTGTAACTATTGCTGCATATTCCGTTGCTGGAATGGTTGTTGGTCATACAGTAGGAGCTCACTTTGATAAAGTAGATCAAATACACGCAACACTACTGTTGAGACAAACCCTAAGTAATAATGGTGATGGTCAGATGTCTAACTGGACAAATGAGAAAAAAGGTTTTAGAGTAACACAAGGCCCTGTCGCTACAAAAGGTAATTGTAGAGAGTTTGTGTCGAATGTTGCTGTTGGTAAGGAATATAGAAAATTGAGAGGTACTGCCTGTTTAGAAAATAAAGTTTGGGTTATGAAAAATGTTTATTAAATTAGACCTTGACAAATCTTCTTCACTGTAGTATATTAATAATATGACAATGCATCTTTTACCAGTTTATTTCAGTACAACCAGTACTCGTAAACGCAAAAAATCAAAGAAATCTAAATCTCTTCTTAAAGCAGAGGTTGAACATCAAAAGTTTCTCAAAAAGATGAGGGGATGTAGCTCATTTGGGAGAGCGCCTGCTTTGCAAGCAGGAGGTAGTCGGTTCGATCCCGTCCATCTCCACCAACCTGATTTGTCACCAATGTCTAATGTTATTCCAGTTGGATTAGCACCAAAGAAAAAAGTGATAGATCACAATTTCACGATTGCACCAGCTTACAATAAAGGTGCATATCAAGTAATCAGTAAAAACAGTATAAAGGATATAGGAAGATGATTTTAGGTTTAACAATTATAGGCGGTATTGTAGTGATTAACACCGCAATTGCTTTAGCAGGTTGGATATTTTAAATGAGAGTAGAAGTTAGAAATGGTAATGTCGAAAAGGCATTAAGAATATTAAAAAAGAAGCTTCAACAAGACGGTCTTTTTAATGAACTAAGAGAACGTGAATTTCACATGACTAAAGGTGAAAAAGGTAGAAGATCAAGAGCAGCTGCAATCCGTAGAGAATCAAAAACAAAACAAAAACGTATGGAAGAACATGGTTATTAATGACACATGACACTAAAACAAGTACTCCTCTAAAGGAACACCACGAACTAGTATGGTATGTCAAATGGGTATCATCTATCATTATTGTTCTTGCAATGATCGCAACAACAAATGACTTGTATCCTTGGAATATGTTTCTACAGTTTCTTGGATGTGCTGGTTGGTTGTGGGTTTCTATTAAGTGGAATGATCGTGCATTGATAGTTGTAAATGCGGTAGCAGTTGCAATATTCATCAATGGTTTTGTAATTTATTTTAAAGGAGTTTGATAATGAATTACGAAGTTAAGGATAATTTTTTATCATCAGAAGAATTTGCAGAAGTCCAAAGAGCAATTATGAGCCCTGATTTTAGTTGGAACTATAGTTACAATGTTGCTGAAGGTGAAGGAGTAGAGAACGAAGATTACTTTATACACCTTTTCTATATGGGCCTAGTAGAAAAACCTAAACTGAATAAAGATGGAACTCCTATCCCACCAGAGAAAAGTTTTTTCTATAAAGACATTGAACCACTACTTGAGAAACTTCCTATTGAAACTTTGATAAGAGCAAAAGCAAATCTTTATATTAGAAGAGAAAAAATAGTACATCATAAGGATCATGTAGATACTAAGTTTCCACACAAAGGAGCTATATTCTATCTAAATGATAATGATGGATTTACTGTATTAGAAGATGGTACAGAAATTGAAAGTCGTACAAATAGAGTATTACTTTTTGATCCTAGTAAACCCCATCATAGTACTTCCTGTACTAATGATAAACGCCGTGTAAATATTAACATCAACTACCTATAGAGGATAAAATGACTAGAAAGAGAATTACTTCAATCACAGATAACAGTGAATGGAAAGCTCCTAAAACTAGAAAGAAACGTAAACCAATGACTGATGAGCAGAAAGCAGCTGCATCAGAACGTCTTGCAAAAGCAAGAGAAGTTAGGGCTGCAAAGAATCCAGATTATGGTAAGGGAAGTTTTCATGAATCTTTACGTGATTTACCTACAGACCATCAGTTACACCCTGATAAGGTTAAGAAGTGGATGAAGACACAGAAAGAACTAGCTGCTGTTGAACGTGCTGGTGTTAAGAAAGATATTAAAGGTGCGATTGCAAGACTTGCAGACCATGAAGGTTATGTAAGAGAGATGCAAGGTTATCTCAAACACGGTGATTGGACATGTATGTTTTATGGTGAGTACCAAGAGAAGAAGATTAGAAGTCGTAATGTAGCACTTGGTTATCATTGGTTTGGCCCAAACATAGGGAAACCAAAACGTGACGTTGGTACATTCTATCCAGACTTAGGTATGGTTTGGGAAGAGGGGATGACACAGTGAGTAAAGAAGAAATTTCCTCAGCAGACATCATAAGAGGCCCTTGGAAAAGAACGATAAATACTCCTACAGAAGACCAAATTATAAAGGCAGAGCAACTTGCATTTTGTGATGAAATTACTTCTACTTGTTTGATGGCTATTTTATCGATACTTGTAGAAAATGGAATAGATACTAGTGAAAAATCTTTTATTAGGGATATTACTTTTATGCAAGAAACAATCAAATCATCAATATTAAAATCAAACGGTATACATCACCCTCTTCAAGTAATAGTGGATATGGCTACTGATTTTCAAATTGATCCAGATAATACACCATATTGTGAATTGGATGAACATACTATTGATGATATGGTTGCAAGTTATAATGCGGTAATGGAGCCTGATGATGATCTTAGTTGATATGAACCAAATTTCTCTTGCAAGTATTATGATGCATTTGCATATTCAGAAAGAGAAACAGATAGATGAGAATACAGTACGCCATATGATTCTCAATTCACTAAGAATGTATCGTTCAAGATTTGTATCTGAGTTTGGAGAGCTTGTCTTATGCTATGACTCAAGACATTACTGGAGGCGTGATTATTTTCCAGAGTATAAACACAGTCGTAGAAAAGGTAGAGAAAAAGATTCAAAAAATTGGGATAATATCTTTGGTTGCTTGAATAAGATTAAAGAAGAAATAAAGAATAATATGCCGTACAAGTTCTTAGAGGTGTATGGTGCTGAGGCTGATGATATTATTGCAACTCTTTGTTCAGAATCTTCTGATGAAGTTATGATACTTTCTGGAGATAAAGATTTCATACAATTACAGAAATATCCAAATGTAAAGCAATACAGTCCTATTACTAAGAAGATGATTAATGGTTTCAATGCAGATGACTATCTAAAGGAACACGTTCTAAAAGGTGATTCCAGTGATGGAGTACCGAATGTTCTTTCACCAGACAATTCTTTTGTAGATGGTATTCGTCAGAAACCCCTAAGTAAGAAGAAGATAGCTGCAATGATAGAAGGTAAATTTCCAAATGATGAAGTTAAGAGAAACTTTCAGAGGAATAAGACTTTAATTGATTTGGGATGTGCTCCAGATGAATTACGTACAGAAATATTAAATACATATAAGGATGCGCCAGAAAACAGTCGCAACAAGATACTAAACTATTTTATAAAACAAAGATTAAAAACACTTACAGAATCTATAGGAGAATTTTAATAATGGAACTATTAATTTCAGAAATCTTAGACAAGGTTTCAAAAACTAAATCAAAGAAAGACAAGATCAAATACCTTCAAGAACATAATAGCGATTCACTACGCATGGTACTTAAATCTGCATTTGATCCTAAAATTAAGTGGTTATTACCAGAAGGCGATGTTCCTTATAAACGTAACGATGCGCCAGAAGGTACAGAACATTCTGTTCTTGCATATGAAGCTCGTAAACTTTACCATTTTATGGAAGGTGGTAATGCTGATATTAATCAGAATAAACGTGAAATAATGTTTGTTCAGATGTTAGAAGGTCTGCATGAGAGTGAAGCAGATGTTTTATGTGCAGCCAAAGATAAGGTACTTCATAAGAAATATAAAGGACTATCAGAACCAGTTGTGAAGGAAGCTTTCTCTTGGAATGACGAATATATGAAGCTTGAGGGCCCTGATCCAAGACAAGGACGCTAAATTAATTTAAACTTTTTTTGCTTTTCCTTTAGAATCAATGACTTACAATGTACGATTTTACTTGACAAACTCTGTTCTATGGTCTATACTAAGGTATAAACTGAGAAAACAAAGAGAGAGACTATATTATGACTATTGAGATTAAAAAAACTTTTAAGAATGTTGAAGACGGTATTGCAAATATGCTTGCTGCTGCAAATGCTGACTATGAAACCTTTAACGTGTCTGATGAAATGAAGGCAAGGTTTAAAGAAGAATGGGTTGTCAAGAAAGGTTCTAAGTACATCAAAATTATGACTAATAATGGTGGTTCTGCTTGGGGTTTCGTTGTCAATGTTGATAATGACAAGAAGTTTAAAAAAGGCACTTTGTTGAAGTGTGCTGGTTGGTCAGCTCCTGAGAGAAACGGTTCAAGAGGTAATGTTCTTGAAGGTGGTTTCCCAATCAACTGGACTGGCCCTCTTTACTTAGTAGGAAAGGGAAGTATATAATGGAAAATCCTAATACATTTCGTGAAAAGTTTATAACTTTCAGTAAGATTGCGGGCGATACGCTCGCAGTCGTGATAATCCTTGGTATGGGTTATGCCTGTATGGTTGCCCTTTAGTGATTACACTAAACTGCATTGAAGTTAACGGTTCTTACAAAGCTCGGCGTACTCTTGCCGAGAATGTAGTTGAATTTTGTATAGGGGAACTTATGCCTCGTATGAAAACTCTCTGGGTGGATGTTAGACTTAAAAGTATGAGAGGTGAAGATGCTACTGGTTTTTGCTGGGAAGGAGATCACAATCGTGAGTTTTGTTTAGAAATTAAACAATCTTTAAAAGAAGAAGAGTTTATAGAAACGGTTTGCCATGAGATGGTTCATGTTTGGCAAGGTGCGACTAAAAGAATGGCAGAAAAACCAAATAAGCGGTTATGGTTATGTAAGGATGGTAAATATCGTAATTATACTAACTGCGCTTATATGCGTCAACCTTGGGAAGTAGAAGCATATCGTATGCAAAGTGGTCTACTAAAGAAATTTATAGAAAGTAATTATTATGTTAAATGAAGCTCTTCTGGCAGGATTCTTATTCTTCAGTCCTGTTAATGCGACTGAAGTTAAATATGACATATCGTCAATTAAATGTTTAACAGACAATATGTATCATGAAGCAAGAGGTCAAGGAACTGCTGGTTTATTGGCTGTATCAAGTGTTGTTCTGAATCGCGTTAAGGATAAAAGATTTCCTAATACAATATGCGAAGTAGTGAAACAAGGCCCAATGAGAGAAAGTTGGAAGAGAAACGGTAAATTCTTACCTATCAGGAATCGATGCCAGTTTAGCTGGTGGTGTGATGGTAAAACTGATAAACCAAGAGACATGGTAACATATAATAAATTATTGAAAATTGCAGAGGCCTTAATATATCATAAGTTACCTTTTATAGATATTACAGATGGCGCTCTATTCTATCATGCTGATTATGTTAAACCTGATTGGGCTAAAACCAAGACTAAAACTGTAGAGATACAGGATCATATTTTTTATAAATGGGAGAGAAAATGACTATAGAAGAATTAATGGAAAATATAGATGATATTAACTGGAGTAAAAATGATATGTCTAGAAAAAATATATATGGCCATGTGGACGATACAGATAATTCAGAATATATTAATAGTATTAAAAAATTAATTGAAGTTGATTTACCTTTTCCAAACCCCATAAATCGAAAACAACGTAGAGCTAACATTGCACA